ATCGTGCCCATGTACAGCGCACCCTCGACCTGTGGTGCGTAGAACTTGATTTCGTAGTGGGTTTCGGATGGCACTGGCAGATACCACAGGGCGTAGGGCACTTTGTCCAAGTCCATAATCTTCATGAGCGCAGGTAGGTCACGCTCATCGGTGGTCGTCCCCCATGTGAACGGGGTGCAAGCGTAAAAGTGGGATGCGGGTGCTTGGGTCATTTCGTTTCTCCTTCGGGCATACCGCAGTCGGACAAGAAGCAGACCAGCGCATCTTCGGACACATGAGCCAACAGTTCCGCAATCGCAGTCCAGTCGCCCGCATCAATGTCAATCTTCATCTGCTCAATCACGCAGTCAATCAGGGTGTCGTCTATCTTTTTCATTTCATTCTCCTATTAGGTTTTCGATACGCTCAGCGAGTGAGCGGGGTAGGTTGTGCGGGTCAAGCAGGTTGTACTCAATCCACACGAGACGGTCTACCTGTGCGTGGTAGTCGTCCCTTTGCTCAGGCGTGAGCGTCTGTGCTAACTCTTCTAAGGTCATTTCAGTAGTCCTTTCTCATACATTTGCTCCAACATTACGCTGTGGACAAGCGAGTAGCCCAAGTCCCTGCCCTTGGTCTCCATCCAAGCCATCTCCTCTGCTAGGCTCAGTTCAAACTCCCCTGCCGCATAGCAGCACCAATGGATAGCAACGCTAAGGTCAACAGCCGAGTCAAACCACTCGCCATCGGGTGCAACGCACCCATAGAAGTAGCCTTCGCCGTGATAGCGTTTGAATTCTTCCCATGTTTTCATTTCATTCTCCTTAGTGGTTGTGTCCGTAGTTTCTCGGTCTCCCATGTCATCATGTAACGCTCGGCGTTTATCAGTGCCTTGCGCTTGCGTTCGTTCGACTGGACTTGCTCGAACATTTCGTCCCTGAGTTTCATCAGGCGAGCCATGTGGATGGCTTTGATGCTAGTTTGTCTAATCATTTACTTTCTCCTAGTTTGCTAGTGCAGCCTGAGACGGCAGGCTGCTAACCGTTCCGTGGCACAGGGTGTTCCACGAGATTAATGACCGTTCCTTTTTCTTTCGCAAGGCTTCTCAGATATTCCCCAAGGCTTTCTGCTCATCACGCCACGCTTGCATCTCCGCTTTGCGCTCGTGGTAGTACTTGAGTGCGTTCCTGCGGTTCTTCTCCCGCTTCGCCTCGGCTAACTCCCCTATGAGAGTGTCCCGCTGCTTAGTGAGTTCGCCTAAGTCGCCATATGTGAAGTCCTGCGTAGCCCGCATCACCTCGGTGTCCGCAAGGGCTAGTTTGTCTCGCAGCCGCTCGATGGGGCTCTTGTCCCGTACCCGTTTGAGCAGGGGTTTCGCCTGTGATGGGCGTTTCTTCGGGGGTGTGTATGCCTTGCGAGCGAACAACGCCATCGGCTCTTCTATGCGGCTAGCGTATATCTCCTCTATGCGGCTCGTGAACTGCGTGCGGATGTTGGCGGGTATCCAGTCCACCCAATGCGCACCGTTGTTGGGTATGCCCTTCTCCTTGGCTAGGTTGGTAGGGCTTAGCCCGCTCGTGTCCTTGTACTGGTGCAACTTGTTCCTGAGTTTGTCCAGTAGGGCGATGTACTGCGTGTAGGTGTTCACGAACGCCCAATCCTTCAGTTCTTCAGGGGCTGCGTCTAACTCAGCCTGTCTGCGCTTTAACCGTGCCGTGGCGGTTGGTCGTGTTCGTGCTAGGTTGTGTATCAGCGCATCCCATAACTTAGCCTGTTGCGCTTTCTTGATTGCTTCCACACGCTTGGCTTCATGTGCGGCTTGCGCTTGCGCTGCCATCCGTATCCTTTCCTCGGGGTTTTTATGCTCGGCGGTGAGTAGTTTGTGCCGTGCTTTCGGCTTCATCTGTATAAGTTTGTCGATAGATGTGTAGGTCATGGGTTCAAATCCTTTATGCACTTGGAGTAAATATGCCATGCTTGGCGACCCTATTATACACACTTGCGGGTCATAATCAAGCGGTATGTGCTTGTAGTGTGTAAGTTTATTTGGTGGAACAGGGTGTGCCACGGCGAGTTCTTTACACACTTGCAGCCAATACTACACACACGGAAGTAAGAATTCTGGCAAGGTTTTTCATTTTTGGCATGGGGTTATTGACAAATGCAGAATTTCTGCCATGCGCTAGCCCTGTGTTGGTGCGGGTTTGCGGTGTTATGTGTACAAGTATCAGGCATTTTGGAGGTACTATTACACCCTAGCATATGTGTGTGTGATGTGTATAGAGTGTCTATGTAGGCGAAAGATAACATACTTCCTTTCTTAAGTTATATAGATATAGATAGATATGTTGGTACATAAATGTGGGTTCGCTAGTGTTGGTGCGGGTTTGGGCATGGCAGAAATTCTGCATTTGTGAATAACGCCATGCCAGCCTTGCCAGTGCCTCTTTTTTAGGCAGTTGGTGGAACAGAGTGTGCCACGGGTTGGTTAGTAGTCCTCGCCAGCACGGGCTGGCTGTGCGCCTGAGAACGCAGGGTTGATTGGGGCATCGTGCTTCCATGCGTTTATGCCTAGTTCATACGCAATGGCTTCTATTTCAACGTCCATGTCTTGCAGTTGCCTAACAAGGGGGTCGTGACGCAATGTGTAGCCTGTGAGTGAATCTGACAATGCACGCCGTTGTTTTTTTAGGCTTTGCATTTTTTGGTACTTACTCATCTTCATTCTCCTTTGACATGAAACGAAACACCGTGCAAGCCCCGCCCTCGGAGTCTCACACGGAAAACTTGGTGGCACATCGTGTGCCACGGCTTACTCGAACGACAAACCTTCCAGAGCGGCTTTGCACGCTGCCGCACACTCGGGCTTGGTCAACCCTGCCATCGCCGCTTGGATAGCCTCTACGACATCCTTGCTGACCTTGGTTGGCACTTTCTTGCTGCTCTTACTGCTAGCAGTCTCGAAGTGCGCCATCACATTGCGTGTCCAGCTCATGCGGGCGGGGTTGTTGCGGCTCTCACGGGTACTCTCTGCACCGTCATAAAAGACCGCCGCACCGACTGAGTTCCATGTGTAGTTGCACGCATACTTGTCGGCGTGCACCTTGGCTAGTGCTTCCAACAGCGTGGCACATGGTGTTCCACCGAGTTTCTTTGCGGCTTCCCGCATGGCTGCACCGTAGGTTGCACCTGCGTCTACGAAGTCTGCGTACGATTGAGCGATTGCTTGCACATTGATAGCGTGTGTCATTAGAAGTTTCTCCAATAGAAAAGCGTCGTAATACAGTAGGGCGAATCCCTGCTGCATCGACAACTAAACTATACAAAATGGGGGTATATCGGCTGACCCCACCGTGGGGGTACAACCCCTTTTTAGGGTCGCGTCGCAGTGTGGCTATAAACACTGTTTCGTAGCCGCACAGCCTATTTTGTATAACACTAGACAAAGATACCCCCCCTACGGGCAGACCCACCCCCCTTGCTTAAAAAAGAGGCACCTCAAAAAAATTTTATAAAAATCCAAAAAAAACCCCGAACTCCTTGTGGAAGCCGGGGTTTGAAGATCAACGTAGTTGATCGAGGAGAAGCAAATGAACAACATCAACCAACGAAGTTGCACAATCACCGAAACGCAGTGTACACTACACTTAACGAGGCTTCAATGGCTTACGCATGCTAGACCACTTAATTGATTTTGAACCGGAGGTGTTTGAGTACACGTCCAAAAATGTGCAGGACCCTGCAAAGGTGTCCTCCGTCGGCGTGCTCGACGCAAAAATCCAAACGAAAGACTGGATGCAAGCACTAGGAGCCGTTGACTCAGACGCTCTTGTCAGCGAGATCGACACCAAATCAGCCCGTGAAGCGTTTGCCAACATCGTTTCCGCCTCCCCCGAAGAAATAACCCACACTGCGCTGGCCCATGTAAAGACACCTGCGGCCGTACAACATCTTGTTGGGATGCTGACCGCCTACGACTGGGAGTTTGTGCACCAAGCCAAGGAGCTTCGCGGGTATGCAGTAGCAAAACTGGTCGAAGAAACACAAAGCCCCAACGCCAACATCCGCCTAAAGGCACTTGGGTTGCTAGGCAAGGTCACCGAGGTCGGCCTGTTCACGGACAAGATCGAGGTCAAGAAGGAAGAGATGTCCGACAGCGAGCTTGAGCAGCGGATCAAAGAAAAACTTAACCGGTTCATGCACATAGTGGACGTGGTTGACGTAAGTGATAAGGGGACAGAAGCCCCGCCAGCCCCAGCATCCGATGAACATTGACAAACTCACCACCCTAAGTAAGCCCGAGCTAGAAGCGCTTATGCGGGCCCTGCCCACGATGTCCATAAAGGACAAAATGGAGCTTATGGATGATTTGGACATTCGAGAACGCAGAGCCAGCCTGACGGCCGCGCAGGGAAACATGCTTGGGTTTGCCAACGCCGTATACCCCGGGTTTAAGATTGGGCCCCAGCACAGGAAGCTAGCCAAGATTTTTACGGACGTGATTGAGGGGCGCAAGAACCGCGTCATCATCAATATTGCACCCCGTATGGGTAAGTCCGAATTCAGTTCATACCTATTCCCTGCCTATTTTTTAGGCAAGTACCCCGAGAAAAAGATCATCATGGGCACCCACACTGCGGGTTTGTCCGAGGATTTCGGTCGCCGAGTGCGAAATTTGCTTGATACGGAGGAGTACCATGAAATTTTTCCCCAAACAAACGTGGCATCTGACCAAAAGGCTGCAGGCAAGTGGTCTACTTCTGCTGGGGGCCAGTATTACGCGGCTGGTGTGGGCGGTGCCCTTGCCGGTCGTGGTGCTGATCTGTTCGTTATTGATGACCCACACTCCGAGCAGGACGTAAAGATCAACAGCCGTCTTGCGTTTGACACCGCGTGGTCTTGGTTCCAGACCGGACCCTTGCAGCGCTTGATGCCGGGTGGGGCGATCATCATCGTGATGACGCGGTGGTCGCTCTTGGACCTTACTGGGCGCTTACTAACGTACCAGATGAAAAATCCCGAGTCGTTGCCGTGGGAGATTGTAGAGTTACCGGCCATCTTGAACGAGGACGAAGACGACGAGAAGTCGCTCTGGCCGGAGCAGTGGCCGCTGGAGACATTGAAGGCGACCAAGGCCAGTATCGAGCCACGGTATTGGAACGCGCAGTACATGCAGCAGCCTACGGCCGAGAACTCAGCGCTGGTGTCACGCAAGCATTGGAGAGTTTGGGAACATGATGAGCCGCCCAAGTGCGACTACATACTGCAGAGTTGGGATACGGCGTTTGAGACAAAGACCACGGCCGACTATTCAGCCTGTACGACATGGGGTGTGTTCTACAACGAAGAAGAGGGCAACAGCCCGCAGGTGATCCTGCTCGATGCGTTTAAAGACCGGATGGCGTTCCCTGAGTTGAAACAGGTCGCGCTCAAGCACTGGAAAGAGTGGGAGCCTGATGCGTTCATTGTGGAGAAGAAGGCCGCGGGCGCTCCGCTAATCCAAGAACTGCGCAACATGGGCATCCCCGTACAAGAATTTAGCCCGTCTCGAGGTAACGATAAAATGGTCCGGCTTAACGCTGTGGCGGATTTGTTCACTTCGGGCAAAATATGGGCACCTGACACGCGCTGGGCGCGAGAAGTCATTGAAGAGATCGCGGCTTTCCCAGTGGGCGAGAACGATGACTATGTGGATACGACAACACAGGCACTCCTGCGCTATCGCCAAGGCGGGTTTATTTCGTTAGACTCCGATGAGAAAGACGAGCCTAGAATCTTCCGGCGGTATCAAAACGCTTACTACTAAGGACAAAAATGGCAACAAATATCGACAAAGGCTTGTACCAAGCCCCCAAGGGAATCGAAGAACTAGCGCAGGACGAAAGCGCAATAGAGATTGAGATCGTTGACCCCGAGGCGGTCAATATCCACATGGATGGCTTAGACATCTCGATTGAGCCGGGTGAAGGCACCGAAGATTTTAGTAGTAACTTGGCCGAGGAAATTGAAGAGGGTGCGCTGCAGTCACTTGCAGGCGACCTGTCAGGCGACATTGACAACGACAAAAGCTCCCGTAAAGACTGGGAGAAGGCGTACACCGAAGGTTTGAAACTGCTCGGACTCCAGTACGAAGAGCGCACAGAGCCTTGGTCAGGCGCATCGGGCGTGTTCCACCCCATGATTACCGAGGCAGTTGTAAGATTCCAGTCAGAAACCATTACCGAGATGTTCCCCGCAGCGGGCCCTGTACGTACAAAGATCATCGGTAAAGAAACTCCAGCGAAGACAGAGGCAGCGGTGCGTGTCGAAGCTGACATGAACTACGAACTGACAGAAGTCATGCGCGAGTTCCGCCCTGAGCAAGAACGCATGCTGTGGAGCCTACCGGCCACGGGCTCGGCGTTCAAGAAGGTGTACTTCGACCCGAGCTTGGACCGCCAAGTTTCGATGTTCATCCCAGCAGAAGACATCATTCTCCCCTACGGTACGACCGACTTGGACACTTGCTACCGCATCACCCACGTTATGCGCAAGACCAAGAACGAGATTGTGAAACTACAAAAGGCGGGGTTCTACTTAGACATTGACCTGCCCGACACCAACAAAGAATCCACTGACATCCAAAAAGCCAAGGACAAAGAGACCGGCTTTAGCGATATGAATGACGATCGGTTCACGATCTACGAGTGCCACGTAGACTTGGACATCGAAGGGCTGGGCGACTCCGAGGATGACGAAGGGGAAGCAACAGGCATCGCGCTGCCGTACGTAGTGACGATGATTAAGGGTTCCAACGACATTTTGGCAATCCGCCGGAATTGGTTGGAAGACGACAAACTTAAACTGAAAAGGCAGCATTTTGTCCATTACCAATACATCCCCGGATTCGGAGCGTATGGCTTCGGCTTGTTTCACCTTATTGGTGGCTTCGCTAAGTCCGCAACCAGCATCATGCGCCAGCTTGTCGATGCAGGAACTCTCTCAAACCTACCGGGCGGGCTTAAATCAAGGGGGCTCCGCATTAAAGGTGACGATACACCGATTGCACCCGGCGAATTCCGCGATGTAGATATTGGCTCTGGCGCACTGCGGGACAACATCCTGCCACTGCCGTACAAAGAACCAAGTCAAGTGTTATACACGCTGCTTGGCAACATCGTAGAAGAGGGCCGCAGGTTCGCATCTACAGCGGATATGAAGATCAGCGACATGTCCGGCCAAGCCCCTGTGGGTACCACTTTGGCCCTGTTGGAGCGCCAGTTAAAGGTGATGTCGGCCGTACAAGCCCGCCTGCACTACAGCTTCAAACAAGAGTTGCGCCTTCTGGCGGTCATTATTCGGGACTACACCGATGATGACTACGACTACGAGCCCGATACAGGCGTTCCAAGCGTCAAGAAGTCTGACTACGACCATGTGGACGTAATCCCCGTCAGCGACCCTAATGCGGCCACCATGAGCCAGCGCGTGGTTCAGTACCAAGCGGTTATGCAGATGGCGCAGTCGGCTCCAGACATTTACAACATGCCCAAGCTACACCGCAACATGCTGGAGATTTTGGGAATTAAGAACGCCGACAAGCTCGTACCCCTGCCAGAAGACCAGAAACCTAAAGACCCCGTGTCTGAGAATATGGCGATTTTGAAGGGCGAGCCCGTTAAAGCGTTCCTGAACCAAGACCACAGAGCGCACATTGCGGTGCACATGTCAATGATGCAGGACCCCACGATTGCGGCCAATATCGGGCAAAACCCCAAGGCTCCGGTCATTTCGGCTGCTTTGATGGCCCACGTTGCCGAGCATACGGGTTATATGTACCGCAAACAGATCGAAGAGCAGATGGGTATGCCCCTACCGGCCGAAGACGCAGAATTGACCCCAGAAATCGAGAATGCGCTATCAGGAATGCTTGCACAGGCGGCGCAACAGGCACTGCAGATGAACCAACAGCAAGCGGCTCAGCAACAAGCTCAGCAGCAAGCGCAAGACCCACTGGTCATCATGCAGCAGCAGGAACTCCAGATTAAACAGGGCGAGTTGCAGATTAAATCTCAGGAAGTTAACCAGAAGTACCAGATCGAACAAGCCAAACTTCAACTGGAAGAAAAGCGTTTTGTTACAGATGCCGCAGGAAAAGCTGATGCAAATCAGCTCAAACGCGATCAGCTCGAGGCCGACATGCAGCTAAAAGGTACGCAGATTGGTGCCCAAATCAAGGAAAGCAACCAAAAGCAGACCTTCGACCAAGAACACGCCGGGATCAAACTCGGCGCACAGATCGCTAAAGACAAACGCGATCAAGCCCTGACTGCTGTGCAGTCGCTTCAACCACCTAACCCAACGGAATAAAAATGCTCCAAAAATTCGCAAGCGTATTGCGCGAACAAATACGCACGGACATGAACAATTATGCTGACGACATAGCTGGTGGGGCTTGTCGTAACTATGAAGAGTATCAAAAACTTTGCGGTGTTATTCAGGGTCTAGCCACCGCAGAGTCCTACCTGCTGACCCTGCTAAAGAAAGTTGAAACAGATGAGTGACCTTATCTTGCCTCCGGGAATAACACTCCCGCAAACTATTCAGCCAGCGGAAACGCCTGCTGAAGATGCGACAAACGAGGAAAAAGCAAGCCAGCTACCGGAACCTGCGGGTTACAAGCTGTTGTGCGTGGTTCCTGACGTATCCGAGACGATCGAGGGTACTAACCTCGTGAAGGCTTCCGACATCATGCGTCGTGAAGAGCAGACAACATCCGTGCTGTTTGTAGTCAAAGTTGGCCCAGATGCGTACAACGACAAAGAGAAATTCCCCAACGGACCTTGGTGCAAGGCGGGAGATTTTGTAATGACGCGTACATACACAGGGACCCGCTTCAAGATGTACGGCAAAGAAATGCGGTTCATCAATGACGACCAGATCGAAGGCGTAGTCCAAGACCCGAGAGGAATCACACATGTCTGATTTTAAATTTCCAGATGAGCTAGAAGACGGCAACATTGAAATCGAGATTGGCGGTAAAGACACCGAAATCGAAGTTGAAATTGTCGATGACACCCCCCAGCGCGACCAAGGGCGTAAGCCACTTGACCGTGAAGTAGCTGACCCGACCGACGAAGAAATCGAGTCCTATTCGGACAAGGTTAAGAAGCGGATTACGGAACTGACCCATGCCCGACACGACGAGCGCCGTGTCAAAGAAGCAACACTTCGGGAAAAAGAAGAGCTAGAACGGTTCACCCAGAACTTGCTCCACGAAAACAAACGCCTAAAAGGGTTCGTGGAAGACGGCACTAAGCACATTGCAGCTAGCTCATTGACAAGTGCGGAAGCGGAAATGGCCGCAGCCCGCCGTCAATTCAAGGAAGCGCAAGAGGCTTTTGACACCGATGCTATCATTGCAGCCCAAGAAGCGATGACAGACGCAAAGTTCCGTTTAGAGGCTGCAAAGAATTTTCGCCCAGCCCCTTTACAAACGTACAGCGATAGTGTACAAACGCAACAACCGGCACCAGAAGTGGTGCAACCCGACGAAAAGACACTGCGCTGGCAGGCAAAAAACCAGTGGTTCGGGACTCCGGGATTTGAAGAACTAACCAGCTACTCACTAGGGCTGCACCAGAAGCTAGTGAATTCGGGTATGAACCCGCGTAGTGATGAGTATTTCGAGCAGATTGATGCTCGCGTAAGAGGTAAGTTCCCTGAAGTTTTTGGGAGAAGCCAAACCGAAGGCACCAAGCGTCCTGCATCTGTGGTCGCTCCGGCGACTCGTTCGTCAGGAGCAAAGAAGGTTCAAATTACGAATACAGCGGCAGCGCTGGCTAAGAAATTTGGATTAACCCCGCAGCAGTATGCTGCTCAAGTAGCAAAATTGGAGTCTTAATATGGCAACCCGTGAATCTCGTGATCTTTCTTCCCGCGACAAAAATGTGCGCGCTGTGTATGTCCCCTCGAGCACTTTGCCCGATCCAACACCCGAACCCGGATACACGTATCGCTGGATTGCGACGCATGTACTAGGCCAGAGTGACCCTACTAACGTGTCTCGTAAGTTGCGCGATGGTTGGGTACCGGTGAAAGCAGATGACCATCCAGAGCTAATGCTGGTAGGTAATGAGAAGACAGGTAACGTCGAAATTGGTGGGCTGATGCTTTGCAAAATGTCGTCCGATCGCGTCGAAGCTATGTCAGACTATTACAACGACCAAGCAAGAACTCAGATGGAGTCGGTGGATAACACGTTTTTACGTCAAAATGACCCACGTATGCCGTTGTTTTCAGAACGCAAGTCCTCGATAACGCGTGGTGGGTTTGGTTCAGGTCTTAAATAATAGGAGTCCTTAAATGGCATCTACAGCTTCTCCCTACGGCTTAAAAGCCGTGAATGAGTTGGGTGGCCTACCTTACGCAGGTAGCACTCGCTCGTTCCTATTCGATCCTGCTGGATATGGCACAAACGTCTATAACGGAAGTTTGGTATACGTCAAATCTACAGGCTACATTGAAATTGTTACCGCTACTGGCGCTGACGCAACTACAAACGGCTTCCCTGTTGGCACTGCTAACACCGGCGCTGTTGGTGTTTTCGTTGGTTGCTCTTACGTTAACGCACAAGGTCAAACCATTTTTTCACAATACTACCCAGCCAGTGCGCTGAATGCGGTTGCTTTTGTGATTGATGACGACCGTACTGTGTTCCAAGTTCAGTCTGCTGGTACTGTTACCATCGCTGCTCTGGGTTCAAACGTGTTCTTCTCCACAGGTGCAGTGTCTACCGGTAGTACATCTACAGGTAACTCTACCGCTTCTGTTGTGGCTGGCTCTTCCGCTGTTACGACTACCGCCGCTTTCCGCGTCGTTGGTTTCCCTAACATGGTTGGCTTCTCCACAGTAGGTGACGCATATACTGATATTCTGGTGAAGTTCAACCCCGGATACCACTCTTACAGCAACGCTGTTGGTCTGTAAAAGGAGCTAAATCATGGCTATTTC